AGCAGAAATGACTTCTAAGGATATCAATATCAATCTTCATCATTAATGTTCTTCATTTATATATTTATTCTCCTTTATTTCATCAGTAGGGCTGTCTCACGACAGTCCTATTTTGTTATTCTCTGTTGCGAATTATGCTTGAATGTTACTATTTATATGTAATATAACACAAGTGCATCCGTCATTTTCACAACATTTCTTATCAACTTCTAATATTTCCTTATCACTTAATTTATAATTATTTTCAAAGAAAATAGTAGAAGAGAAGTCATTAACTTTTAATGCTATAAGCTTTATGTATTTCATTATGCCACCTCCAAATATCCATATTTACGAAGTAGCTTTGTTATGTAAGAGATGCCTTCAGGTTTAACTCGTGTTTGTATATGAGCAGTTCCATCAGGTGCAATAGCAGGAACAGATATAAATTTAGTTTTATTTACTACATTTTCATATGGAACATTGTCTCCGTTTTCATTCTTGAAAAGTAATCCAATATTTCTCATATAAGAGAAGAGTCTATATTCGCCAATTCCTATAAAATGTGCAATCTCGTTTATCGAAAAAGTGCCTTTGGTATCCATTAGAAGTTTCCAATCTTTTTCAGTTTCTTCTAATGATGCAATTCTCTTTTTCTGATTAGCAATAATTTCATCTTTGTGTTTGATTGTTTCATTAGCAATCTGGACAGCTCTTGCCATTATTAATTCATCTGGTTCATCTTCTTTAATAGGAATATAACCACCAGTCATTTCAATAGAAGGCAACACTTCGTCAGTAACCCAATCTTGAAATTTTTCTGCCTTATCCGTTTGTGACTTAAAAATAAGTTTATATACTCCGCTTTTTGTAATGAATTTTTCACCACGATTATTTAATTTTCGGAAGTCCATATTACGGACTTCTGAATTTTTTAATATAACCGCCTGATTTTCGTTCATTTTAGCGAGATAATTTCTTACATTACTGTCGCTAATTTCCAAACATTTTCCAACGTGATATGGATTAAATAATGCTTTACCATTAAAATTAAAACATTCCACATCAATAGTTTCAAATCGTTTAATGAAATTTAATTCATTCATAAGCATTCCTCCAAAATTTATTTGATAAAATTTTGAAAGTATAGTAGAATAGAAATTGAGAGAAATCTCATATGTAAGACATCCATTTGTTCTTTGGTCGGAGCGATGGATGTCTTTTATCTTTTTAAATTTCCTTTAATTAATTCTACCGATTCTTTGCTAAAAAGATAATTACGTTTTCCAGCTTCTCTAAATTGACTTTCATTAAGATTAAGATTTTTAGCCAATCTAATAAGATAAGCAGGTGTAATGTCTAATATTTTTGCAACCTCGGCAGTAACATAGACTTCTCTAACATCTGACATCTATATACCTCCTTTATTACAAGTCTAATTATATAATGTCGCAAGTTAGTTGTCAATACTCTGAACTAAAAATTTTAAGTTATTTTTTGGAATTTTCTAGTTGAGTTAAACACACACTCAAATACATTACTGAATTCCGAAATCGCAATGTACACTATGCATTATAAGCGAATGTCATACTTAAGGCGATGACTCACTTAGAGGATGGGTATGTCGTTGGGGATTGCTCTCTTATATAGTTATTCTCTATATATGACCTTTCATTTCTATATATGGTCAACATTATAAAATGTAGAGTACCGTCCTGCTCGTTGCCCGTTGTTAATGATACTTAGACACCTATCAAGTCTCCTTGATATTCTCATATATCCACATATACAATTTTTTCTACTTTCGCAACCTCATCCAATATAACTATATGGATTATGGTTTGTTATGTGATCCGTGGGTAGTTTGTTAAGCTACCAAGCATTCAAGCATTTATTCCTCCATGTAAAGTTTATACTCCGCTAAAGTGTTTGCAGAGTTTTTTATTAAGAATCCCATGTATCCATAGACTTGATTACAACGCCATTATGTTATTCTCTTATCTATGATTGACCAACTAAAAACTGTTGGAGAGAGTTTTTTGTGTAAGGTTTTAAAACCCAATCAAAATTCTTAATAAACTTAAAGATACCTGTACCAGCACCACCAACACCAATAATAGTTGGAAGTAAACCGAACTGATCAATGATTTTTGTTAATAGATTTAATATGGTATCAAGTGATGATACAATATTTTTTACAAAATCTGTATTTATTGCTTTTTGCCAAAAATCTTCCATAGAAGCAGATAGTTTCTTAATTCGTCCATCGATTGAATCAACTATAGCTTCATTTTCACGCATTGCTGAACCCTCGGCATCACCAAGGCTTTCCATAACTTCATCAATTCTTTGATAGTTTTTAAGTAACGCCGCTACATTATTCGCCCTTGATTTTCCAGCTATAAGTTCAAGAGTTGCAGCTTGTGAAGAATCGGATAATTTATCCCAAACAGCACCTAATTCTTTAATAATGTCTGTTGTTGATTTAAATGTATTGTCATCTAACATAATATCAACACCAGTCAAAGATTTAATTTGTTCACGAAGCTTAGAGGTTGAATCACAAAGACCATCTGTGTCTTCCTGCATATCCTCTAATTCTGCCTTTGCACCTCTTAAACGCAGGCTTAAAACCTTAAGAGAGTTACCTGTGTTTTCACTATTTTGAACAATTTCATTCATAGCAGTAATAAGACCGATACTTTGTTCAAAACTATTATTACCTGTTTCAAGAGCAGATGCAGAACGTTTCATTGCTTCACCAATATCAGAAGCAGAGAGCGCAAACTGGTTGCCAATCTGGTTATAATCATCAACAATTTTAATGCTATCTTCAGCTTGAATATCAAAAGCTTTCATAGCTGTAATCATATCTTCGGTAGCTTCTGTAATATCAACACCATCACCGACATTAACAAATAATGTGGCGTTTTTAGCAAGATCGCTTGCTTGATCGAGACTATATCCTAATCTTAAGAAATCTGCACTAGAATTAAGTAATTCTTTATTTGTTGTTGCAATCTCTTTTGCAGTAGAAGATACAGTATCTCTAAATGATGCATATTGTGTTTCTGTAGCGTTTGATACCTTACGAACTTCAGTCATCGCTGTATCAAGTTCACGAACAGTATTTATGCCTTGCTGAATATATCTTATCCAATCTTGCCAACTCAAAAACTGAGCAACAAATTTGCTGTTCATATCAGTAAGACGATTACCGATTTGACTAAAGAAGTTTTTGCCCATATTACCACTTGATGCAACTACAGCTTTTAATCCAGAAAATGATATTTTTATCTTTTCTATTTGTTGGGCAGTTACCTTACCAGTATTTGCAAGTTTTTCGGCATAATTAATTACATCATCTAATGCTTGTTTTTGTAATGAAGACATATTAGTATTTTGTGACCTAAAAATCTTAATCTGTGATATAATGTCAGCAATCTTAGAATCTTGTTTAACAAGTTTATTCTCTAATAACTTTGAATCATCGACAATTTTCTGAACTTCACTGTCAATTGTTTTTAATCTAGCAACATCTTCTGGTTTCGTAATATCAAGTTGTCCAATTTCAGAGATTTTTGAATTAACTCGTTCAATAAATTCAGGAGTATATTTAGAAGTGTTATTATAAGTAGATAATTTTTGAGTTGCATTATCTTTAAGAGATTGATTATACTTTGAAACACTTTCAGTATTTTTACTTTGATATTGACTGATTTTTGCAGTTGTTTCTAACTCGATTTGTTTAAGCCTATTTAACTGTCCTTGTGCATCGTATAAATCTTGATTGATTTTTAGAATTTTAGTTGCATCTAAATACTGTTGCTGGTAATATTTTTTAGTTTCTTGGAGTTGGTTAATAACATCTGGATTATCAGCCTTTGCTATTTTTTCACGAATAGATTGAATCTGTTTCCATGCAGAAACCTGATCTTTTAACGCAGAATTAACAGAATCTTGACTTGACTGTTTTTCTTCTTGACGAAGTTTTCTAGTTGCTTCAGCTAACTTTTCTTTCTGTTTTACTTCTTCATTAGAAGGAAATGCGTCTTTCATTCCAGATGAAATATTCGATTTCTTATGTGGAAGAATAGTATCTTCTTTTGGTATCTTTAATTCAGGAATACTTTCTATTCTCTCAATTAATGGATTTAATGCATCAATAATCTTCTGAATAGATTTGACTTCAGCTCTTGCAGCTAATTCCATTGTATTAGCTTCTGTTTTAATAGCTTCAGTCTTTGTATTAATAGCAGAAGTGAGACTATTAACAGAATCCTCTACTTTAATGAAATTCTTTGACTCATTCGTAACAGAAGTTCTATTTTTTTTTGAATTCATCTGTTCATAGACTTTATTTATTTTTTTAATGGTTTCTGCATTATCTGTTAAATCAAAAGGAGTTTTCATACCACCAGTATTTGCATACTTTTGGTACATTTCAACTAATTCTTGAATATCTTTTTTCTGTTTAGAGAGATTTATTTTGCCAGATTCATCAGCAATAGATTTGAACTTAGATTCGATAGAAGACCACTGTTTATCTATATCACTAACAGAAGTGTCTTTGAACATTTTATAAAATGTATTACCAATATCTCTTGTCAAATTTATCATATGGTCAAGACGAGAGATAACGTCATCGAGAGTAGAAGATACTGATTTCAATTCATTATCTGCTTTATCTACAGAAGATGTATCTACTTTTTGAGAATTTAGCTCTTTAGCTTTTGAAAGAATAGCTTCCATAATATTCTTGCTATTTTCAAGTTTCCCAACCTTTCCAATAAATGATAACTCATTAGTACCACCCATATTGAGATACTTGTTATATTCTGAAGCAAGTTTATCTACATTTGCATTTTTTCTAAAAGTACCATCTAACTTAATAGAATTCTCAATTAACTTAGATACATTCTGCCACTGTGTTTCAATATCAGTGACACTACTTACACCTGATGCTCTAGCGAGAGTAGATTCTATATTCTGTAATGTCTTTAACATTGACTGTAATTCGACTAATTGACCAAGGCTTTTTGAAATTTCTTCTGCGAATTTATCAAACCCTTTAAAACTAAAATCCTTTGAATCTGCTGAATTTAATAATTCATTAACTTCGGCAAGTTTTTCAGCAAGTTCATTAACCTCCTTTTTTGATTCTGCAATCTGATCTGTAATGTCAATCTTTTTATCAGAATCAGAAGAGAGAAGTGCATCTGATATTTTCTTAAATTCTTCTTCATTAAAATCAAAATGTAATTTAATAGGAGAAGATTCAAAGATATTTTGAATTTTAGAAATTGTTTCCTTAGAATAAGAAACAGCTTCATCCATTATAGAAGTAAATGTTTTCTTATAAACACCCTCTAAATCAATAACTGCATCTTCACCAGTTTTTGCTAATTCTCTTTGATACTTCTTCGAATAAGATTTGCTAATAGTGCCAACTTCACCATTTTTTTCAGAAGATACTGCATTTGGTGCTACTACAAGTTTTACAGGAGCAACAACGGGATTTTTATTAAGGATATTTTGTAAATCTTCAATAATAGGAGATAACTTTTTCCATAATTCAGATGAAGTGGTTTCAATTGTTACACCAGTTACTAATTCTGCTGAATTTGGGTTGAGTTTATCTGATATTTTTGTAGAAGCTGTTTTGGAAGAGGTAGGTGTTACAATTTTCTCTAACTCTTCACGAGTTTTGATGGCAGATTCACGAATTTCATCTAAAGTTCCTTTTACAATTTTTTCATATTCAGATACTTTTTTATCAACATTGTCATCAGAAATAAGTATTGAATCACCAAATGTATATTCTCCTGTTTTATCGGGAATATCTATTAACTGTTGAATAGAATCGTGTAAATCGGCAGCTTTTAATTTCAATATATTGATTTGGTTAATAGTTTTTTCAAAACCGATGCTATTTTTATCAAAATTTGAAAGTTCCGATTCAGATTTTTCGATTAATTCAAGAGTATTTTTTAAATCTTTGGCAAGAACATCTAATTCTGCTTGAGCTTGTTCTGTATCAAATAATTCATATTTTGAGCCTTTTGCATCGCTAAACTCATCTGTACTTTTAAGTAATTTATTAATTTCTTTTATCTGAGACTTTGCTTGATTTATTGCGCTATCATCAAATGATATTAATGAAATGCCTTGACCATCAAGTTTTTTAATCATTGTATCAATAGCATTATTTGTATTCTGTACATAATCTTGAAAATCTTTAAATTGACTACTTATCTTACTTATATCAACACCATTTCCAAGTATTTTTATCTGTGAATTTATAGTTGAAACAGCTAAATCTAATCTATCAATTTCTGCACGAACAGATTCAAAATTCTTATTAACAGTTTGTTTAAAAGCTTTAAAACTGTTTTTATCCACTTTTCCGATACTTAAATCAGAAAAAGATTTTTCCATATCTGCCTTAAAACGCTTTAACTCAGCAATTGTATTATCAAATTGTGCTTTCATTCCTTTTGATAACTTATCATTTGAAGCCATCTCAGTTAAAGCAGATTCATAATCACGAATCATTTGATTAAGCTCGTTTTTATAATCAATAGCAATACTTACCACACCATCTTTTGCCATTTTAATTCCTCCTTATTAGATTTTGCACCTATTCTGCATGTCTTTTATTAATTTATTTTTATATTTTTCCATTTCGTTATAAATGTTAAAACTCGCCGTAACTCCATAACCACCATACCAATCACCACCATGCCATGTACCAGATGGATTATAGATATATGTACTCAATAAATCCTGTCCAGATATTGAATCATTTCTAATTCCTGGATAATCTTTCATAGTAGAACCATCAATACGAACACCACCATAAAATCTATCAGTTCCATTTTTATAATATTCGTGAGCTGATTTATATAAATTGAAGGTACGAATATAATATGGTTCATCGTATTTATTCAGTTTTGGTTGATAATCGGCATAATACCAATCAAGCAATGTAATATAATGATTTGTTAATTTTTCAGAAGCCTCATGTGCTAAATTTTTTGCTTTTTCTTGACATTGTTTTTCTATCTTATTTATAAAATTCTGATCTAGTCTAAATGAACCCATCTATCATCACCTCCCAAATATTCACTATAATTTCACTATTTTTACACTAAAATAGGAGAGCAGTATCACCACTCTCCATAAGAAAAGTCCTATATGCCGTGACACATATAGGACTTAAATGTTTAATTGTTATTGTATTATTCCGTATATTAATCCTACAACTCCAAACACAAAATAATAATGAGTTGTTGTTAATTTAAATGAGATAAATGGTTGTAAAACTTCTATACAAATATCATCTACATTAAACAAAGCAAGAATCCATCCGCATAGAAGTCCGTATAATATTCCAATTATTATAACTTATTCCACCTCTTTAAAATCACCAGCTCTTACCAGTTCAATAACTTTATTAATATCTTCTTTTGGTATACCCTGTATCTTCTGTTCAATAAGCTTCATAAGTGGCTCTATGGTTATATTTGCAAGTGTTCCAAATCTTTCAACCTGGCGACTAATGTATGTATGTGGTTCATACACATTCTGCATAATATCAGATTTGTGCATATCAATAAGAGTTCTTATTTCAGATATTTCGTTTATAGGAATAAGCGGTGGAATTTCTTTTCCATTCACAATTTCTCCAAACATTAATTTATCAAGTAATCCAGAAGACTTTAATAAGTCATAATCTGCCATAAAATTAGTATCATCACTACAAATAAGATTTGTATACTTTTCAATAACCTCTCTAACAAATAACATATACTGAACAAATGAATTAACATGTATATTATCAGTCTTACGGAATTTTATTTCACCATTTTCGTCAGTATATTTTTTCTGTTCAAACATAGTTCTATCTGTAATGACTATTGCAATAGCATCTTTAATGTTTACAGGTAAGTAAGATATAATGCTTAACTTTTCCTGTATATATCTATTCTTTAATGAATCTACACACTTATTATATCCCTCAACAAATTCCTTAACTGTTATCTTATTCATAATTCCTTTATCTCCTTTATAAATTATTCTTCTACAATAGGTATCAAATCAGCACAAGCATCAGTATCTAATCCCATACTAAACAATTCTTCCGCACTGATAGGCGTGAAATTAACATCTACATCAGAATCACTTACTGCATTAATCTCCTTAATAAAATCTTTCCAATTATCATCTTCAGGACTAATCCTCTTCTGATTAGGAACAATTTCACCCTTTTCGTCAACAACATCTTTACCATACTTATTAACAAGAGAGTCTTTGGTCATTTCAAAATCCTTTACAACTCCCTGAATTTCTGAATATAATCTGAGTAGTTTAAACTTAAATGCAGCATTAATTGCTGAGTCACCTTCAATTACATTTTTAATTCTTGCATTGACATTAATTATCTGATATACCTTTAATGTTTTGTTCATATCTTAATATTCTCCTTTATTTCACTATAATTTTTATTTCCGTTCTTGGATTATCCTTATCATATCCTGTTTTTAATGTAAGAGAATGTAAATGCTTCCCATCGTCATCAATAATAAAACCTGATTCACTAAATCCATCTAGGATAAATTTAGGAACTGTGTTATCACAATCCACACGCCTTTTTGTCGGCATATAAGTGGTAAATATCATCTCAAAAGACTCTAAGTGTTTATCTTGTAAACCTAAGTCCTTTATCCAAAAAACAATAAAATCTTTCCATTTTTGTTTAAGTTGATTCATCTGTATTCTTGGTAATATCATCCATGTGTTGATCGAGGGGTGCATTGGTCTTTCAATAGGAATTTTCCTTGCTTTAGGATGTTGTTTGAAATAATATTTATTATATTTCTCCAATACATCTTGGTTTAAAATCAAATCAATAATTTCTATATCTTTCATTCCTTTCTTGATTAAGGGGGGCAGGAGAGTGGTCTAGCCACACACTCTCCATATAAATAAAATGCCCTTACTACATGGCTAGATAGTAGTAAAGACATTTTGAATGTGTATTTATAATTTTTTGAAAAATAAGTGTGGCTTCAAAAATTACTATGAAACCACACTTTCTTTATTATTAATATACTATCTAGGTATAATAAGAGACTGACCTGGATAAATAGTATATGGTTCTCCTATACCATTAGCTTCTGCAATAGAATACCAATCTACATCAAGCTTATCACCAATGGCTGAAAGACAATCTCCGCTTTCAACTTCATATGTATCATAAGATGGTTCTTCGTAAGTATTTTCTGGTGCAGAACTGCCATTAATAACAGAATCATTTACCCAACCTCTGCCATTCTCGATGAGATATGGATTTCTCGCACCTTCAGCGATAGCTGTAATAGTTCCATCTGTATAAAGTGGGTTAAGTGGTTCTTCGGAAGTTGAAGAAGCAAAGAGTGCTGAATATGTGACATATTCGCCAACAGAATGAGTAAGACCTGTAGATTCTTCCTCATCAGAAGATTCTGGTTCAGAAGTATTTTCATTATTTTCAACAATACAATCATCATTAATCCAGCCTGTACCATCGTTAATAAGATATGGATTTCTTGCAGATGCAATGATATTAGTAATTGTACCCCCCGTAATTGAAGGTGTTAATCCATTTTCGGAAGTAGAAGACGCATAAATTGTATGATATGACACATAATCTCCTACATGATATTTTGTTTTAATATCATCTGATTCAGAGTTGTCTTCGATTGGTTCAGATGGAATAACTGGTTCAACATTAGGTAACTCTCCATAATAATAGTTAAAATCTGTTCTTGCCGAAGATCCATCAATAACAGCATCTGATGTACACTGCCACAACAGACAATCCATCGAAGGTTCATCTATTCCCCAATGTGCAAGCCATCTGTTAAATCCTTCAAAGGACATTAATTTACCATCGTTTAATACATTAGTAAAATAACTATAATTTGCGTAAACACCCGTTGTATATCCTGCGTCTTTGACAATCTGCATAAATTCTATACAAAAGTCTGTAAGAAGTTCACCGTTCTGTTCGGGAACAAGTCCATGATTTCTTTTATATCCGTCAGCATCTTCCATATCAAACCACACACCAAGAACAGGATTAAATCCCTGAATCATTCTTAATATATGTGCAGCTTCACTTCTTACTTCTTCTATATTAAGACAATAAGAATATATGTACACACCATAAGGGATGCCAAGTCTTTCACATTCCTGCATATTTCTAATAGCCTGTGAATCGTCTTGACTTTCTATATCTGAGCCATAGCCAATTCTAATGATTACACCATCAATACTTGACTTAATTGTATCCCAATCAAGCTGTCCATTATTGCTTGACACATCTATAATTCTATAAGCCATAAGTTCCTCCTTTATTTTTAGACAAAATAAAAGAACGAGTCTGAATTGGACTCGTTCTCATAAAGTTTTTATATTTAATTGTTTTTATACCGCTAATTGCATAGGGTATAATTCCCATTTTCCGTTTGGGTATTTATCAGCATTATCAGTTACTATCTTATGTACTTCTTCAAGACTTCCAACATTGGTATCAATATATATAACCTTACCACCTGTTATACATAGTTCTTCACATATTAAGTTATAAAACATTTTTCCCATACTCATTCTTCCTTTCTCAATGTTTAATACAAAACAATTCATATATATCAACATTAAGAATATGAGAAAGAGTAATAGCATTGTTAAGAAGTATATCCTTTGTGTTTCCATTCTCTATTTTATTTAGAGCTGCAACTGATATTCCGCTAAGTCTTGATAATTCCTGTAATGTTAACCCCTTTTTATTTCGATAATACCATAATTTGTTGTCCATAATGTTAATATGTATATGTATATTTTGTTTATACAAATTTTATCATGGTAAATTTTTACTGTGGTAGAAATTTAATCTTCTTTAATTGGCAAAGCCATTACTTCAGGATATAATTTGTCGTGATAAATATCATCGCCTCCAGCAGCTTCATAGATCTTTCCAAGTTCAATAAATGTTTTTAACCCTGATTTATCAATATACTCTTTGGTTACAAATTTTTCATGTAATCCGTACAATTGTCCTCGAAGAGTAGCAACTGTTTTTGCTTTATCCTTAATTTCCCTTTTAGTAAGGTTGTCTTTAATATCGTCAATGCCATTAGAAATCTTTAAAATTTCCTGATACTGCCAATTATCGTGTTTTTCAAGCGTTTTAATACGGTTTTCTATTGTCTCTTTATCTTCGTCAATACCTGTTTTCAATCTAAGTTTCTTCTTAAAATAACTAAATATTTCGATAATTTCCTTGGCTGCAAATAAGATGGCAAAGAACCCAAGAATGACTAATAAATAATCAATTTGTGTAAGTTTTTCTATAGATCCCACTCATATGTACCATCCCTTCTTACTTCTTCAAAAAATTCTTAAATGCTTCATATAAACCTGTAGAAGCAAGACCAGAGACAAGACCACCAAGTAATATTTCAGGTGTAAAAGCCATATTCATCCATACGTTAAGTACCACACCCAATACACCCATGATTGCAGGAATATACTTATTAACTGCATCTGTTGTAACAATATTTTTTAATACATAACCTATACATAGGCAAATACCAACAATAATCGGTACTGCAAAATTTGTTAAAAATGATAAATCTGTCATAATTTTAATCCTCCTTATATTATACTGTATTCAATTGTCTTAATGTTTCTACACATCTCTTTAATGTTTTACAAAACGTATTCAGTTCAGTAATCTCTTCTTTACCACTTGTAATTCTTATACAACTATTTATATCTTCTTTGTTCATTTTGATAGCCAATAGAGTAGAAGATAGTGTTAAATCACCACTTGTACAAGCACTTCCTGTTGACACCTGATATCCGTTCATATCAAGTAATGTCATTAATGATTCACCCTGTATTCCTTTAAAACATATGTATAGATTATGTGGTAATCTATGCTTCAAATCAGCTCCAACCAAATATGAATCTAGAATATTATTTTTAATGTAACTATAGATATAATCACGATTATTAGATGTAATAGAAGAGCAATCATAATTCTCAACTGCCTTACCAAGTGCAGCTATACCTATTACATTTTCAGTACCACCAAATAAGCCTTGTTCCTGAGAACCATATATAAGAGGTTCAAGTTCAATAAATGACTTTTTGTATAAAACACCAGTACCTTTTAATGCTCCAAGTTTATGTGCTGAGAATCCTATACCATCAACATCTAAAGTTCTTATATTTACAGGGATTTGACTAATAGAGCCTGTACAATCTACATAGATTATTGCGTTATAAAAATGACACATTTCAATAATCTGTTTCACGTCTTGAATAGTTCCTATCTCAGAATTAGCATATTCTATGACTACAAGCTTCTTCATTGTATCAGATGATAGACACTCCTTAAGATCTTGAATATCTATTCTTCCCGTGTGATCAACTTTGAGTGGACACTTATATTTGAGTGATTCTATACATTTCAACACCGATTTATGAGAAGTAGGAGAGTATAACACTCTACATTCATTTCTCTGAGTATAACCTTTAATAAAAAGCGTATTGTTGGCTGAACCGCCAGATGTGAAGATAATGTCTTTAGGATCTGTACTAATGAATTTGGCGACATTATTTCGTGCTGTGGTAATTATTTGTTTCGCATTAACACCAGACTGATACATTGACGATGGATTCTGGTATGTGTCCAAAAGAGATATAATATAATCCTTAACTTCCGATTTTAATGGAGTGGTCGAAGCATTGTCTAAGTACATTCAATCACCACCTAATCTAAGTTATATTTAGAATACATTTCAGATAAAGCATCCCATAATCGTTTTTCTTTTTTATACTTCCATACTGAAATTTTATCTTCGTTCATGTATACCCATGTATAACGAATCCCCTTATCACGAAGAAATTTCATTTCTTCTACATAGGAAGTCGAATATTCTTTGTCAAATTTCATAATTTCCTTTCATTCCATAAGCGTAAAAAATAGGGAATACAAAATTCACAACATATGAAAATGTATTCCCTAAAATTCACACTCTCATATATCAATCATTTATTGTAGAAATAGGTTTCTTTTTATTTCCACTTTTTATTTTAAACTCGTTGTCTTTGGTATCTGTGTTTTTAATATCTTCCTTATTAATATCTTCAATAAGTTTTTTTATATTGTCCTTAAAAACACCAGAAACATCACATTTTGATAATCTTACTTTTGCTGATTCTTTAGTAATTGCATTTTGAGCATAGTCACTAACTGTCTCAAACACAGTTTTACAATTTTCTGTATCAAAAATATTTTTCCATACAGGGAGATTCAAACTGCTTGGACAAGAACCGCAATACTCATAAGGTTTACCACAAGTAAGACAAATTCTATTATTTGCCATTTTAAGTTCTCACTCCTTTGCATAAATAAAGAGAGTGGTAATAATCCACCCTCTAAAAATTATTCTGCATCAACTTCATCAGCATCATAAATGTTATAAAGTACCTTATCTGTTCCACAGTAATCAATCTCAAGATCTCCCTTAAAATCCATTTCGGCAGAATCTGCATTAATTGGAACTGTTGTTTCAGGAGACACCTGGAATGATGGGAACTCAATATAATCTGCCTTTAATTCATTCTTCTTGCATGGATTGTAATATGTAGCCTTAATAATGAATTTTACAGAATTTGGGAACTCATCAGCCTTATTCTGAATCATAGCACCTGTTTCAGATTCTCTAAGATACTTAATAAAGAACATATCGGCTTCTGTATCTGTAGGAAGAGAGAGTTTCCCAGAAGTAGACTCTATTGCAAACTTTTCTGTATCTGCCGCTTCACCCAATGTATATGTTTTTCCAATAGAACCATCACCAAAATACTGAGCAACTTTTACGCTACCTGCAACATAATCTTTGATTGTAACATCAGTACCTTTCTTAACATGGAACATCTTTGGCATTGTTACCTTATTGCCATTAGAAGCAAAAATAGGTGTTGTTCCTGCTGAAGCAGCTATAATGTTTGTATTAACGAATGCATTTTTAGCAGAAAATGTACCAGCCTTTGATTTCCAGATTTTCTTAACTAAATTACCATTCTTATCTTTTACTTCTGTAGATTCAGCAGTTACTTCGACACTACCATCTGATAACTGAGTAAGTACATATAAAGGATTTGTTGTAGTTAAATCTTCTGCATAGCCATAAAGAATTTCTTTATAAAGTTTATCGCCTAATCTAAAAGCCATATTTTTATTCCTCCTTAAAATTGTTTTTATAAAATAAAAAATCATGCTGTGATTTTTACATCACGCATGAAATTAAATTCGTTTTTATCCACTTTACTTAAATCACACATACCACTATACATTCCACCAAATAGGGCACGAGTTGATTCATAAATTTGAAGTCGCTGAATGTTATACATAAATTCAAAATATCCGACTTCACGTAATTCATTTTTTTTGTAATGACAACCAGGATGATTAAGATAAAAAGCAATCATTGATAGAAGACTTTGCTGATTTTTATTTTCAGAGGCTTCTTTTTTCTTTTGAATTAATTTCTGCCTATCTTTATTTATCAAATCCTGTTTAAGTGTCTTATTAGATGTGAATTCTTCTTCTGGTGGGAAAGAGTTAAACATAAACTGTATATATTTACACATCTTATTTCTTGTATCTTCGTCTATTTCCAAATCTAATTCTTGACTATATAAAGTTAATGCGGTATCTCTATTAACCTGCTTTTGATATAATTTAAATGTGGAAAAATCAATATCTCCAAATATTAATTTTGAATAATTGAAATCTATTGATTTTATGAGAATTGAGAACAGTTCAAGATTACTGATTTTATTCCAATCAATGCCCATATCCCAAAGTTGAAGTCTATAAGCCGTTGTATTCGATACAAATGGTGTAATTACTCCATAAATATCAGTTTCACTATTTGAATCAATAAAGTCTTGAATAGATGGTTGATGAATTATAATTTTTTCATTTATTACATAATCTTCACCAAAATACATTTTTAAAGGATTGAATCCTAATTCTTCAACTTCTTGAATCTGTTCATCTGAAAGTTGTTGTTCTATAGTTTGCTGAATAAAAGAATTATTAGAAAACATTTTATCCATTATTACCACCTCTTATTCTTATAAGAAGTAGTACCATTTGAAGAAATAACAAGATCGTTTGGAAGTACACATTGATACTGTAATGTACGAACAAGATAATTATTATCTGTTGTAGATTCTTTATTACATATTGGTGTAGGTTTTTCAATTTCAAAACCAGTCCATGCAAAATTCTCCCTAATAAGCGCAGCTAATAAATCATGTCTTGGTATACCAGTTAATTTATCAACTCTATCATTTCCATGTACAAAAATGGTAAATGTGATATTAAGAAGTTTTTCAGTAGGATTATATCTGACATTTTCATCAGTTCCTACTTGATAACAAATATAATGTTTAACTTCTGTCTGAGTATCAGGAATAAATAAGAATGGACGTATATTTGCTGTACTACCAATATAATTATCCCATTCTCCAAGTGGTTCATATTCACCTAATTCTTCATTCCATTCCCAATTAATATTTCCGTCATCATCAAAAAGTTCTGATTCAAGTTTTTTTTCATTAAGTGCATATAATATTTCAGGACACTGTAGAAAAATCTTTTCAATTTTTTTTTTGATACGAATCACATCATCATCAGGAGATTCTTTATAAGCACGAAGTTTTGTAAGTAAATCTTTTTTAGTTATCATTTTATTTTTTGCCATAAAACACCTCCTATTCGATTAATTCCAACGGCAAAATTTCAGATTTAATCGGCAAGTAATCCTTAACAATTTCACACTTAATAGACAGTATTTTGCCGATAACGGAAGTGTCATTAGGAAACTTTACTTTCTTTTGGTTGTACTCTGTACCAGCTCGCCATGTAACTTTATCAGTCCAATCTTCATCGTCAATAGAGCAAGTCCATGTAAAAGTTGCATCAGCATATTCAGTTGTAATATCTTCATTGGAATCATTAAATAGATTTGCTGTGAGATTTTTATAGCTGCCACCAACTTTGATTGTTGAAGTGGATGCTGAAATTCTTGCTGTAATAGAAGATGGGGGAGTGGTTGGAGTAGATGGATCTGTTGGAGCGATTTCTGAATCGAAATAGTTCGCATACATTTCGCCTGTTTCAAGATTGACATAATCAGTATGCTCGTTAAAGAAATTGGTGTACAGTGTAAGTTTTTGTAACCCTAGAGTAGAAGCCGTCTCACATTTTGTCACAGTCCATACAGTCGGGTGTTCAGTTAATGCACTTACGATTACACGCATATTCTTTGCATCATCATCTGTATACCAGAATTTTTCTGTTATAGAATTCATTGGCAACCAAACTTTTGACTGATTATCAGTATGTGTAAAATATCGGTCTGTGTAAGTCCCTATAGTGTAGGAATTCTGTTGTCTTAAACAACACCACATACGTCTCTTGATGCGCTTATCGTTAGATTTTTCAATCCATGTAAGTTCGTAATTGACTGGTAAAATCAGATACTTTGGAAACTGATTTGCAGGTTCATCACGACAGACAATCCACTTATGATAAATTCCTCTATCATCTGGAACGTCCACGAAAAGTCCTATCGGAAATGTTGCCCCATAGCGTTTCCTA